GTCGTTGTTGTGCTACTGCTTGTGAAACTTGTGCAATTTGTTGTTGTCGTTGTTGTGCTACTGCTTGTGTTGTTGATGCTGTTTGTGCAGTTTGTGGTTGTTGTTGTCGTTGTTGTGCTACTGCTTGTGTTGTTGATGCTGTTTGTGCAGTTTGTGGTGTTACTGTTGGTTTTGTTGTAGCATCAACAGTGCCTGTTGGTTGAGATCCTAACTTACCTATTGGTCCAGTAAAATTATAAAAATAATTTCCGCCAGCTCTTACTTGTAAATCAGAAGCATTTATTTTTTTACCACCATAAAAATTTAAAGCACCTTTAACATTTTGTCTAGACATTTCTAGATATTTTGGATTATTTAAAATTGTTCCAGCAACATTAGCACTACCCCCACCAAATATTTGTTGGAGTTTATTTAATCCATCGGGTTCATCAGCAACTTTTTGCAAATATTGAAACTTTTTTTGATTAGTATTTCCCGGCAATTTAGCCGCAATTGGTCCATATTTTGCAGAAGCAGCACGATCAGCACTTTTTCCAAAGATTGCTGCAGATATTGGCGAAAACTGATCGTATCCAGATAAAACACCAGCTAAACCTTTGCCGTATTTTCCAGATGCTGAACGATTCAGCATGACTTGCATTGCATCAGCAGCATTTTCTGGTGAAGAGGCTTCCATACTTGCAACAAATGCAGCAAGTTTTTCATCTCCTGGTGCAGAACTCACTACTGGATTACTTGGTGATTCACCTGGGTCTCCCGGAGCACCAGGTGAATCACCAGATGAAGCACTAGAAGCACCTCTAGATGAACTAGCAGAAGAACCAGATGATTTTTTATCAGAACTACCTTTAATTAATCTATCAATCGCAGATGCAAATCTATTAATAATAACACTTAAACTATCAACTATGTTTTCTGGTATTTCTGGTGTAGAACTTTTTGGTTGTATTGCATCACTATCGGAAAGAGCATTTGTTGCAGCAGCACCAGCAACACCTAATCCAAGAGCACCGGCACCAAGAGCAAGCATCTTACCCTTACCCATTCCTCCTCTCATTCTTCTATTAAGAGGTGTATTACTACCTTTTAATTTATTTCCAGGAACATCAACATCAAGATTGATACCACCACCACCTGATGGTGAAGCTTTTGGTAAATTAGATAATTGTTTTACAATTTTAATTATAACCTGACGAATTAACTTTGCAACTTCAAAACTCTCACTAAAAGAAGTTTGAAGTGCTTTTAGATTATCTCGCAATCCATCTACAAATTTTCTTCTTCCAAAAAACTGTATAAAATTAATTACATCTTTGTAAAGACCCAAAACTTTTTGAAGAACACCAGTTGGTTTTGCTTCATCTACTTTTTTAATTTTATCTTGATAATCTTTTGATAAATTACCAATAGTTTTATTAATTATATTTGTAACTGAATTATTGATTGTTTGTGCTTGATTATTATAATTATTAACTATTCCCGTTGATAATGTTTTTATAATACTATTAATATCTACTGATGATGGTTGTACACCTGCTCTTTGAAATTTAACTATTTTATTCGCTGCTGATCCAAATGTTCCTGCACCAAGAAAAGTTCCACCAGAAATAAAATTTTGTGCCTTTATAGGATTTAAATTTCTTTTATTAGTAATAACTTCTGGTCTGATAGCAGAACTAATTGCCATTTGATTGTTGTTTCAGGTTTTCTTCTTCTATATGTTGTTGTAATAATGTAACATAAATGTCTCTTTCCCAAGGTATCAATCCTTCAATTTCCCACAAAGACCATTTATGATATTGCATCAGAGCAAAATTAAGTTTAAAATATGACTCCAATTCCATATGAGCCATAATTAACCGAAAAAACTGGTTAAACCCTCCAACGTCACTTCATTTTCTACTTCTGTTTTTGGATTTTTAACTTTAATAGTATGAGAAAGTTTAGGCATCGTCTCAAAGAAATTTTCAATCATTTTAAATTGATTTGTATTCATCGTTTCAATCCATTCTTTTAATTCTTTTTTCGTACAATCTGCTGCTGCCCAACTATCCTCTTGATTGAATACTATATCTATACAAGATGCAATAATTTCAAAAGATTCATCAATATTTGAAATTGTTTTTTCTTCACTAAAATCAAAATTAGATTTAATGAATTCATTTAATGATGGATATTTCATTCTTAAAGTTAAACCTTCACCCAAATCTATATCAGATTTATGATTTTCATCTTTTTGTACTTTTATTTCATCAATATAAATTTTCACAGGAACGTCAGTTACACCATCATCACTACAAGTTACAATTAAATCAACACTTTCACCAACTGATTTTCCACGAATATTTAGAAAAATGTATTCAATATCAAATGTGGGAAGTTCTTCTACTTTTATACCTCTACTTAGAATACATTCTTTAAGTACAGACTTAATTGCTATGGTAATTTGTTTAGTATCTTTACTTTCAAGAGCAAGAAGTAATATTTTTTCCTCCTTTACAAGAAATGGACGATACTTAATTATTTTTCCAGTTGAAGGTAATTCCAACTCATATTGAGGTGTGGAAATTTTAGGCAAAGTCATTTTTGTTAATTAAATTCAGTGTAAGTATTTAGGGTCTACCAAGATTTTTATCTACAGTATAACGAGTATAACTAAAATTAATTGTAGTTTTAGTTATAGTGCTTCCTTCATAAGATAATGGAAGTGCAGTTAAATTTGTGGGAAATGCTTCTACAAAATAATAAGTCATTGTTGGTTGATTAATGATATTTGAACTTGTTGCTTTTTTATTTGGATTTTTAAGAAAATTTCTTTCAAATTTTGTAATTGCAATATTTTTTTTATAAGTGTTCGGATAACTAAATCTAAAAAAGTTCGGCGGTTCTTTAAATAAATCTTTACCTTGCCCCTGAGGGCTACCATCATATTTTAAACTATCAGAAAAAAGTGGATCTATATAATTCATCCATTCTTCAAATAAACGAATCACATCATATTTGTCATCCACGTAAAAAGTAAGATTAAAATCACTATAAATTCTACGAATTGGAAATCTTTCTATAATTCCTTGACGACTTCCAGACTCTTCAGCCATATCAAAAGTTGAACCAGGAAGTGTTGCTTCCGCACAAAGAAAATCATATTTTTCTTGCTTATCTAAACCCAACAACTTACATTTATTTAAATGAGAAAATAACCCATCTGGACCACCCAAAAGTAAAGAAACTTTAAACTGACTAGTTACCGAAAGAGGTCCTAATATGCTTTGAACCTCAGGAATACTAACCCGAAGTCTGCCAATTTTATTAGACATCTAAATACACATATAAATCCCTATATTATGTATGTCTATAAATAAGAACTACAAACAAGGAAAATTTAAACCAAAACATCCGGAAAAATATAATGGAGACCCAACAAATATTATATATCGTAGTTCTTATGAACTCAAAATGTTTGAATATTGTGATTTAACAGAAAATGTAATTTCATATCAAAGTGAAGAATTTTGGATTCCTTATGTATCACCAATAGACAAAAAAGTTCACAGATATTTTCCAGATATGAAACTCAAATACAAAGATAAAGATAATAATATAAGAATAGTAGTTATAGAAATCAAACCAGCAAAAGATTTAAAAGAACCACAAAAAAGTCCAGAAAAAAGAACAAAATCTTGGGCTTATGCCGTCAAAAACTGGGCAATTAATCAAGCAAAATGGAAAGCATGTCGTGAATATTGTGCAGATAGAAATTGGGAATTCCGTATTTTTACCGAAAGTGATTTGGGAATTCAAATATGATTGCCGATAAAATAATCAAAGAAGCAGGAAAAAAGTTTCGTTCCACCAGTTGGTATACAAATGCATTAATGAATGAACTTTCAAAATATAAAGACGATGATGTAAGTGAAATTGATACTTATTTTATCATTCCTGGCGATTTAGTATTTTTTATGTATTCTGCAAAATATCCACAAAAATATCAATTTTGGGATAGGCAACCACTAGCATATATTATTGATGTAAATCCAAGAGAAGGAAAATTTCTTGGTTCCAATCTTCATTACCTAAATCCACAATATCGTGGAGGAATTGCAAATTCTTACATAAATAAAGCAGGAAATGTAAATGCACCAAGAAAAACATTACATAATTATTTGTTTTCGGGTGTAAGTAGTGATTTTTTCAAAGTTCCTAAAAATGAATGGAGAGAAGTATCTCTACTTCCAACCGAAAGATTTGTAGATAAAAGAGGACAACCAGTATTTAAATCCAAAGTTTGGGATTACCCAGATAATTTATCGGCACCATAAATGGCTGAAAAAATAGTAAGTTCAGATTTCCACCCAGCACCTGCAACAATTCTACCTTCACCGGGAGATAGAAAAATAGAACTTACTTATGATCCGACCAATGGAGATACCAAATTATATCTTAAAGTTAATGTGGGCGGAGTTCAAACAGCAAAAACAGAAATATATAAAAATGGTGTATGGGTATATTCATCTGGAATAAATGATCCTAACGAAAGAGAAAAAATTCACGATAAAGTAAAAGATAAAATTAAAGATATAAAAAAAACTACTGGCACCGGAGTTCTTCCTGGATTTGTAGTGAATAATGCAGTATCCCAAGACATAGGTGTAGGAGGAACAATAGGTCCAACTGGACCACAGGGTGCTGCTGCAATGGGTTTGGATATACTAAACGTAGTATCTGATCCCATTGGAGCATTAACTCCTTTTGATGTTTCTGGAAATAAATTTGAAGACAAAAACGAAAAAAGATTATTTAGTGACTCAACATTACTTATATATCCAAGGGATATGATTACATCAAAACAGGATAGATTAGAAATACAACAATTTAGATATAAACCAACAGGTGTAGATGCATTATTAAAAAATCCAAACCAAATACTTCAATCAGGATTACAAAGAACAAGTCCATTATCAGATCGTATCGGAATGGTAATTTTACCAATTCCAAATGGAGTATCAGATGGAAACAACGTTTCTTGGGGTGACGATCAAATGAATAATTTATCCGCAACTGCAA